TGTGGCTTCGGTCCTCTGGGAAAAAAATGGGCGGGAGTTTCGTCATCGAGATCACCACACTCGCGACGGGGTGACCGTGCGCTTCGTGGCTCGCATGAGGTTACATCGGGAGCATGAGGCGCGGAGGTTCTCGTGCTCCCACCACGCGCCGCCGAGGCTCACGGGCAGGATGTGATCAACCTCAGAAGCTTCTCCGGTACATCCCGGTCCGCCGATCTGACATCGGTAGTGATCGCGCTCGAGGATCTCGAGGCGGATCTTCTTCCAGGGTCCGGAGTACCAGGGCTTTCTAGCCATGCTCGCGCTCCAGGCGACACGCGCGATCTCTCCAGCGCTGAACCTCTCGAGCGGTCGATCGGCAGAGGTAGGTCAGGAGGTCGCCGCGGCCGGCGCGGATGACTCCCCATCCGAACGGTCCGACCGGACGGACGCGCTCGCCTTTCTTCGTGGTCCATCCCGTGAAGGCGATCCGGTCGGCGACCTCGACGAGCTTCTCAGCTGAGAGTCCCCAGAGGTCACGCCGGCCGCTCCACCGGTGAGCGGTCCCGCGCCAGATCCCGAGCGGCGAGGTGTAGCTCGGCGTCGAGTGTTTCTCCGTGAGCTTCTTCCCGGTCTCGTATCTGGCGAGCTGGCGATAGTAGTCATCGGGGAGGATCCCGTGGTACTTGTCGCGGCTCATGTCCAGCTGGGGAGCTTGAGCTCGAGCTGGAGCTGGGATCACGAGGCTCACAAGTACGGAGACGCCGACGAGCATCGCCAGACGATCGCGTCGGTCCCGGTGTCGGTCTTTCGTCGAGCCGGCGTCTCGATGACATGGCCGAGATCGACGAGCTCCTGGCGACGCTTCGCGGCGCTGGATCTGAGGATCCCGGTCTCGACGGAGAGCTCGTAGTCCGTCGCGCTTCCTAGCTTCTTCAGCGCTTCCCATACGCGCCTCCTCTGGTTAGGGCCTCGCCTCGATGCGCTCTCGGCGGCGGCCTGGGATGTTCCAGGACCGGCGGTCCTGGCGAGTCTCCGAGCGTGGATCGTGAGATCCATCGGGGGGAGCTCGAGTTTCTTCGCGAGGTCTGGGTCGGCGCGGCCGATCATCCATCGCGGGAGTGTTCCGAATGAGTCGCGGCGCGGTGTCTCCGTGGCGAGCTCGTCGAGGTAGTCGAAGAGGGTGATCTGGTCGCTCATCGTCCGCCTCCTTCGAGCTCGAGGCCGGCGCGGATCGCGTCGCCGAGGTTCGCGATCGCGTCTCGGACCGTCTCGTCGAGGCCGGCGTGGCCGGTCGCTTGGAGGATCCGGTAGAGGCGCTCGCCGGCGCGAGCTATGTCGGCTTCAGCTTCCCAGCGTCGCGTCATGAGGTCGAGCTGGAGCTCGACGCGCTGGAGCTCGAGCTGGATGTGGGCGTGGTCGCTCATTCTGTGCTCTCTTTCGGGTCCTGGTATTCCATGAAGCCGGCGCGACGGAGGTCTCCTTCGAGCTGGATGATGTAGTCCTTCGTCTGACGGATGATCCATCGAGCGCCGAGGCGCTCTCTCACATCGGGGAGGGTGAGGAGCTCGTCGAGGCCGGCGCGGATCTCTTTCGGGTCGAGTCTCATGTCGCCTCTCCGGAGCCTTCGCAAGCTGGGCAGACGATGAACTCTCCGCGAGCTTCTCCGGCGATGTGGGAGAGGCCTTCGGTCCCGTCTTCGTGGCCGGTGCGGTACATCCCGATACACATCGGACATGAGGGTCCGCGTCTCTTTCTCTGGTTCATACTGTCTCTGTTTAGTGCGTCACGGGTGACGGTACGGGTGTCCTCACGGGTGAGGAGACGGTGCGTCACGGGTGAGAGCGTCCCCAGCTTGTCCACATCCTCGGTGTGGAGGATGTAGAGATTCGATGAAGGGTCTCCGGCCGGCGTCGTCCGCGCCTGGATCGTGAGAGCGCCGATCTCGACGAGCTCCTCCTTCGCGCGATCGACGGTCGCGAGGGAGCATCTCATGAGCTCGGCGATCGTCTTCCGGCTCGGCCATGCGTGGCCGCGTGAGTTCGCGAACCGGTTGAGGACCGCGTAGAGCCTGACCGCGTTCGAGCTGATGTCGGCGTGGAGGACCCATTCGGGGATGATCGCGAAGTAGTTCGTCGAGCGGATCTCAGTCATCGGAGGATCTCCTGGGCGATGATGAGGTCCTCCGGCTTCCAGAGGTAGGTCTCGACGCCGGCCTCGAGGAGGTCGGCGATCCATGCTCCCTGGTCGCGGGAGACGCGGCCTCCGTCGCCTTTCAGCTCGATGAAGATCAGCCTCCCGGAGCGGACCGCGTGATAGTCCGGTGAGCCTTTCGAGCCTCTGAGCGGCGTTGCCCAGCGGCCGCTCTGGCGGACCGCCGGCTCATAGTGACACCATCTCCAGCCTCCGAGGTCGAGGAGGTACTCGATCTGGGCGGCGAAGGTCGCCTCGTTCATAGGTAGCTCCGAAGCTCGCGCCAGGGGCCGGCGGCGTTCGATCCGGTCTCGACGATCTGGTCGATCTTCGTCCGGTCCTCGGAGGCGAAGGTCGTGATCCTGAGATAGTGCGTCGAGCTGATCCGGTAGATCCGGCTCGAGAAGAGCACGAGCGGGATGTCGTCGGCGATCGCGATCATCGAGAGATCCGGTCGCGGGATCCCGTGGGGAGGACATTCATCGGCCACTAGAAAGGCTCCTCCGGTGCGGAGCCGGCGTCGGGGAAGGCGTCGCCGAGCGTCTTCGCGTCGAGCTCGGCCTGGAGGCGCTCGATGAGCTTCCCGGCTTCGATCTTCGTGAGTGTTCCCTTCGCCGGCGGGAGCCGGTCGAGCTTCTTCGAGATCGCGTAGAGCGCTTTCTCCTGGGGTTCGGTGGCCGGCGTGGCACTCTGGGACCGGGGAGCGCTCTTCGCCTCTCCTGGCGCGTCCTGGCGCGTCTCCTGGGGTCTCCTGGGGGCCTCCTCGGACCTCCTGGCGCGTACCTCGTCGAGGGTCGCGATCTTCTTCGTATCGGCGGCGAGCGCCGCGACGATCGCGCGGCCCCAGGCGGCGGTCTCGGCGTTCATGAGCTCGCTCCCGGCGGTGTACGGGGTCCGTCCTGGGAAAGGTTCCCAGGCGACCGCGATCCCTGGGAGCTCGTCGTCGGGCGAGCGGTAGGCGGCGGCCACATACACGACGAAGGTCGAGCCGGCGACCTCGAGGATCTCGAAAGGTCGCGCCGGGTTCATCGGTTGGAGGGATCCGCCGGGGTGGCGCTCTCGGAAGATCCGGATCCGCTCGGCGACATCTACATAGTCGTCGAGTCGGTTCTCGTAGTTGCTCATTCGGTGCTCTCTTTCTTTCGGAAGCTTGTGATCCCGGCCGCGTCGAGCTCGGCCAGGACCGCGGTCTTCTCGGCCATGTGGCGCTCGAGTGTCCATTCGTCGCCGAGGTGGTGACGGACGATCCGGTCGGCCCAGGCGAGGAGCTCGTCCCGATCGGCGAGCTCCTGGGCGCTCTTGCGGCGGATCATCGGTCCGCCTCGAGTCTCTGGATCCTCTGACAGAGGTCGCGGAGTAGCGAACTCGTGAGGATCGACGAGAAGTGTCCGAAGCTCTGGAGATCCTTCGGGAGGACGCTCGTCCTCGCGTCTTCTGAGGCGATGAACTCCTCGAGGGTCTTCGGAGCTGGGTCGAAGCCGGCGACGCCGAGCTGGAGCATGAAGTCCTCGAGCTGGGCGTCGGTGTAGTTCATGTAGCTCATGCCGCGAGCTCCTGGCGTAGCTGGCGGAGGATCGCCTTCTGGTAGCCGATCCCGCGGGTCCCGGCGAAGTAGTTCAGGACCGGACGATCGGTCGCCGCTTCGAGCTTCGCCGCGTAGGTCTTCGGGAGAAGAGCCTCCAGCTCGAGCTCATCGTCGAGCTCGCTCAGCTGGGCGGAGAGCTCTTCGACGCTGATCGAGCCGGCGTCTCCCATCTTCAGATCGTAGGGATCGACGAGCTCGTCCAGCTGGAGGAGTCCATGCTTCGCCGAGAGGATCCGGATGTTCGCGGCCGGCGCGAGCTGGAGCGCGGTGTTCAGCTGATCGCGAAACATCGAGCCGGTGTAGAGCTCGTGAGCGGGTGCGCGGTGCGCGACCTTCGCTCCGCCGCATGGGATGACGATGATCCGGCTCATCCGAAAATCGCCTTCTGGACGAGCGCTCCCTGGAAGGCCGCGTAGCCGCCGCTCTTCATAGCGGCTTCGATGTGGCGCTTCGCGGCGGCGATGCTCGCGACCCATTCCGTATGGTTCCAGTATCCCGCGACGCTTTCGCCGCTCCTCTGGTAGCTCCATCCTCCGCCGAACGATGGCGAGATCGTGACTCCGTAGTAGGTGCGGGGTCCGGATGCGCGGGTCTTAGGTGTGCTCATGGTGTCCTCTCTTTCGGAGACTGGCATCTCCTGGGAACCTCACCATAGCGAATGGGTGCGCCGATGTGAAGCATCCGCTCCGGTCCGGCCGCTCCAGGGGGGAGGAGCGGCCGGTCCGGGCCTCGAGGCCGCGCTCCTGGAGAGGAAACTACGGGAGGGGGATCTCGAGGCGCTCGTCCGGTCCCTGCCAGGGGATCCGGGAGCGGCGATCTATGAGCCGGAGATCTTCTTCATCCGATCCCAGGCGGCGCGGACGAGCTTCGGGTCGTCGGCCATGCGTGGCGAGATCTCCCAATGGATCCAGAGGCCGCCGGGACCTCCGTTGTCGGTCTTCGTCCAGACCTTCCAGCCTCGACCGACGCGCCATCCTCGGCCATAGCCGACCGCGGGACCGGCTCCGTCGATGTCGAAGAGGTAATCATGGATCTCCTCGACCTCGAAGAGCTCCGCGTAGTGCTCGAGGAAGGCGATCAGCTCGAGAGCGCTCTTCCGGCTCTTCGGAAGAGTGTCGCCGGCGCGGCCGGTCGCATGGACGGAAAGGATCCCAGGCTTCCCGCGGACATCGCGGACGACCCAGGTCCCGAGGTTCGTCGATCGGAACCTCTGACAGAGGAGACGCTGGAAGAGCTCCGTCCCTGGGCGCTTGCCTTTCGCGGCTCCGTCTTTCGTCCCGGTGTAGGGCCGCTTTCTAGACACGGCCGGACCCTCGTCCGTACTTGTCGCTCCTCGAGCTCATGCCGAGCTGAAGAAGCGGGAGAAGGGAGGCGGCGGCGGCGATGACCATCGAGCGTGGGTCGAAGTTTCCGGACGCGATGAGAGTCAGGACCGCGACCGCGATCGCGCGACCGTAATCGGCGAGCATGGAGAGGAGCTTCGGGTTCATAGGTGAGCCTTTCTAGTCGAAGGTGCGCCGCGCGTGATCGGCGATGTGGGTGTCGATCTTCTTCTCGATCCTGTCGAGCTTCCGACCGTTCTCGTGATGGTCGCGGGTGTTTCTCTTGTCGATGAGGTGGAGCATCGCGACGAGGATCGAGAAGCCTCCGCCGACGATCGAGACGATGATCTGGTCGCTCATGTCTCAGGCCTGACGGTATCCATAGAGGCGGAAGGTCCCGGAGAAGGTCCCGCCGAGGTAGAGGCCGAGCTGGATCTGGTTGTATGCGGTCGCGGTGTTGTGGAGGCCGCCTCCGGAGTTTGCGTAGGTTCCATACGCTCCGACGACCGTCATCGATGTCGCGGCGGCGATGTTGAGTCGGGACACATCCATCGTGAAAGTCCCAGCGATCGTGGCCGATGGTGCTCCGAGGCTCCACCATACGCCGTTATTTATGACCAGGCTCGAGGCGGCTCCCGCGTAGGTCGTCCCGGTGACCGCCGAGTAGTAGGTCGTGCCGCTCGCGGTCCCGTTGAGCGCCACATAGGCGACGAGAGCTCCGGAGGTTGCGGTGACATTCGAGGCGACGATCCGATAGTTCTCCCAGGTGCTCGAGAAGCCGGAGATCGTGAGTGTCGTCGCGGCGCTTGCGGTACTGACGCCGATGTAGTCGAGACCGGCGTTCGCGAGGTAGGTGTTCGCGTCTGACGCGGTGACGAGCTCGCCGACCGCGAAGGTCTTCACGGCCATCTCAGGCTCCCATCTCTTCCAGGCGGCGCTCGAGCTCCGCGATCCGGCGGTCCTGGTCTTTCACGACCGCGAGAAGGAGGACGCCGAGCTTCTCGTAGGCGATCGCCTGGGGACGGTCGTCGGAGTCTCTGAAGAGGATCTCCTCGAGGCCGAGCTCCGCGGCCTGCTCGGCGATCAGACCGAACTCGAGCGGACGCTCCGCTCCCTCTTCGAGCGCTTCGACCTTGTAGCGGAAGGTCACGGGCTCCAGCTGGAGGACCGCGCCGGCGTCGATCGTGGCCGGCGTGATCTCCTCCTTGTAGCGCTCGGAGGAGACGCTCGTTCCGATCGTCCCGGACGAGTTCACGAGGACGGTCCGTCCCGAGATCGCGGGTGAGTCATAGACGCCGCGGTACTCGACGCGGAACAGGGTCCCGAAGGTTCCAACACCATCGGCGAAGACGAGGTAGTTATTCGCGACCATGTCACAGAAGAGGCGATAGTTCGTCCGGATGTCGCCGGTTGTGGTCCGGAGAAGGATCGAGGAGCCGGTCGCGTTCTCATTTTGTGAGTAGTTGTTCAGGAGCTGGGAGTTCGTCGCGGTGAGGGTGTAGGTCCCGTTCGTCATGTTCGACGGGGTGATCGTGTTGGACGCGATGTCCGCGCCGACGATCGTCCCGTTCACGATGTTCGATGAGTTCACGGATGAGGCTCCGAGCTTCGCGTTCGTGACGCTTCCATCGACGAGAGCGTCGGTCGGGACGGGGTAGATCTGGACCCAGCCGGAGGTCGCTCCGGTGGTGTTCACGGTGAGGATGTTCGTGTCCTTGAGGTAGGCGAGCATCCCTTCTTTCACGACTCCGGTCGTGAGCGCGGCGTCTCGAGCGGCCGCGGAGGCGAACCTCATGACGGCCTGGGAGGAGGTGTAGTCGGTGAGATCGGTCGCGTCGAGCACTTGACCGCCGCTCCACGCCTTGTATCCCTCTGCCATGTGATCCTCCTAGATCCCGTATCGGTTGGAGTCTAGTTTCGCGAGCGGTTGGAGATCGGGAGAGACCGCGGGGTCTCCCCAGATCATGCTCTGACCTTGTGCGTCGATGAGGTCGAGGTCGATCTCGTGTCGGCCGACCCCGATCCGGTGATGGATCCCGACGATCACCATGTCGCGCTCGATGAGAAAACCTCCGGGAGGTGTGAAGCTCACGACGACGAGATCGTCGAGGTCGATCTGCTGGAGGAGTCCCTGGTTCGGTGCGGTCTGGGCGGCCATGTCGATCGTTATCTTCCGGGGTCGGAAGGCCGGCGTCGCGAAGGTGTTCGCGTAATACTGGGCGATCGAGAGCGCGATCGCGTCGGAGTCCATAAGGAGCCCGTCCTGGTCGTAGGTGAAGATCCCGTATGTGTCCTGGGAGCTCGTCGCGTTGTAGGTCTGGGTCGTGCCACCGGTCCGGGTGATGTTGGCGCGGTTGTAGAGAAGCTCGGAGCCGTATTCGACATGGATCGAGCGCGGCGTGATCGAGGTCCCGGAGTCGCTGATCGTGATCGCCGAGATGAGGGACGGGTTCGATCTTCTGGTCCTGAAGGTGAGGTAGCCATCCTTCGAGACGAAGAGAGCTCCCGGTTCGGATGCTTCGATGAGCTGGGCGAAGCTGAGAGCGTTCGTCCCGACCGTGACGGTCGTCGCCTGGAGCGTGGTGTTACCGGTCGCGATGTCGCGGTAGAAGGAGCTGAAGGCGACCTCGGCGCGGTCGAGCATCGCGGAGAGGACCGTCGAGCTCACGGCCGCGGTCGTCGTGTACGCGGCGAGGGACCGGTTCGCCAGCTGGACGAAGTAGTCCGCCGCTCGCGCGATCGCGAGAGCTCGTCCGCCGAGGGGATACTCGAGGTCCCAGTCCTGGATCACGCCGAGGTACTGGAGCTCCGTCCCGACCCACACTCGGATCCGCTTCCCTGGCACGATCTGACCGGCCCAGGGGAAGCCGGTCGTCCCGGCGGGGATGGTCGGATCGAGCTGGGCGTCCTCGTTATCGAAGACGACGCTCATCGTCCCGGCGTTGTAGCGTCCGAGTGCCTCGCTCCGTCCGCGGTCGATCGAGATCTGATAGACGCGATCGGAGACATCGGTCCAGATCGCGCCGCCGAGGAGATAGGTCGTCGATCCGAGGACGCCTCTCGTCGCGTCAGAGAGCACGAAGTTAGAGGTCTGAGAGGAGATCGTGAACTCGATCTCGACTCGCGCCGGTGCTACCGGTAGTCCGTCCGGCATCTACGCCGCCTGGAAGACGGGACCGGCGGTCCGTTCGTACTGTTTGATCGCCTCGACGACCTGGCGACCGATCTCGCGGGGATCGCCGACGCCGGTCTGGACGCTGATCTGGTAGGTGTTGCCGCTCATCTTCGAGAGCTTGTCGAGCGGGACGACGAGCTCCGGACCGGCCTCGCCGACGAGAGCGGTCGTCGGACCCATGACGAGGCCTCCGTCCGCGAGCTTCGGGATCTCCGGGAGGTCGGGAGCATTGACGCGGATGTCCGGTCCGAACGGGACCGGGATCGTGAACTCGAGGAGATCGTTTAGCTTCCGGATGAGGATGTTCACGAGACCGATCACACCATTCACGAGTCCGGTCCCGATCGCCTTTCCGAGATCGAGGAAGGCCGCGCCGAGCTTCTGGGCAAGCTCCGGGACCTTCTTGATCATCTCCCACACCATCTGGCCTAGTCCCTTGATGATCTGAGGCGCGAGCTCGAACGCCCAGCCGATCAGCGCTCCGCTCCATTCGGCGGCGATCCGGAGGAGCTTCGGGAGCGCCTCCGTGAGCGCCCAGACTCCGAGCTTCCCGATGAGCTCGCCGAGCTTCGAGAGCATCGGCGCGATGTTCGGTCCGATCCAGGCGACGAAGGCGTCTCCCCAGCCTTTCAGCTTGTCCACCCACGCCGGGAGTCCGGTGTTCAGGATCCAGTCCGCGCCGGCGGCGATCAGCTCGCCGAGCTTCGAGAGCATCGGTCCGATCCTGGGTCCGATCCAGTCGATGAAGGCTCCGCCGAGCTCGGCCAGCTTGTCGCGGAGCATCGGGAGGCCGGTGTTCGCGAGCCAGTCCCAGCCGGCGCGGATCATGTCTCCGATCGCGCTCACGAAGCCGTCCTTCTGGATCTTCTCTCCGAAGGTTGCCAGACCGGGGACGAGCTTCGCGTTCACGAACTCGAGGACCGATCCGAGCGCCGGGAGAAGCGCCTGACCGATCGTCTCCTTCGACTCATCCATAGCGACCTGAACTCGCCGGAGCTGGCCTTCGTAGGTCTTCGCGAACTCCGCGGACGCGCCGCCGAAGGTGTCGTTCAGCTTCCCGAAGACGGTCTCAGCTGACGCGCCGCTCTTGACGACCGCCTTCAGCGTTGGATCGAGCTTCGAGAGTGGCCCGTACTGCTTGTTATAGGCCTTTCCGAGAGCGTCCGATACCTGGGCGAGAGGCTTCCCGGTCTGGATGCTGATGTCCTGGGCGAGCTGGAGGAGCTCCTGGGATTTCGTGAGATCCTTCGTCGATCTGATGAGCTTCCCGAGCGCCGGACGGAGCTCTGAGTCGGACTGTCCGGTCGCGAGGCTCTGCTTCAGGATCCAGGACTCCGTCGCGGCGACCTGCTTATCGGTCGCCTTCGTCGTCGCTTTCAGCTGGCGCTCGAGAAGCTTCGCGGCGGACTCGTCCTCCATCGCGGCTTTAGCGGCGTCGAAGCCGGCGAAGGCGACCGCGCCGAGCGCCGCCGCGGCCGGGAGCGCGAACTTCTTCACGGAGTTTCCGAAGTTAGAGAGCTGATCGCCGGCGTCGCCGAGCGCCTTCCGGAGCGGTGCGGCGTTACCGGAGACGATTATCGCGATGCTCTTTGCCATGTGCGGAGTCTAGTTTCTAGCCGAGGTCGTACTTCATGATGAGCTGGGAGATCCGGTCCGCGTAGAGCTGATAGACCTCTTGCCGCCGTTGATCGAGTACCTCGTAGATGAATGGGTTCGGCTTGATGTTTCGCGCCGGCCATCCGAAGTGGATCGGCCCCGCATACGGGACCGCGGCGCTCCCTACTCGTACTTTCCCTTGACGCTGGGTCGGAGCTGATCGCATCGACGCGAGGAGCGCTCCGGTCCGGACCGGTACATAGCGGCGAGCTCCCTCGATGACGATCTCGCCGGCGCGGCGGTGCGTCTCTTTCATCTCGTTCCGAGAGTCTTCGGTGAGGTTCCGGAGGCTCTTCTGGAGCTCGCGGAGTCCCTCGATCTCGACCTGGCCGCCGAGATCGCCGACCGCGCCGGCGCGGTACTTCGCCGCCGCCGCTCTCTGGTACTTGTTCAGACCGGCCACTAGCGCCGCCTCTCTTGTCTCTTGAGGTACTCGAGGAGATAGTTCAGATCATCGACGGAGGCGGCCATGAGCTCGCTCGGAGGGATCCCGGTCGCGAGCGCTAGATCGAGGACGAAGCGTCGGAACTCTCCTCCGCCTCTTTTGGGTCGTCGGCGAGCTCCACGATCGGAGTGTTATCGAGGCTCTTCACATACGCCTCGCGCCATGCGGCGATCGTCCCGCCGGCCTGTCGCTCGGCGATGAAGGCTAGGAGGTTGATCTGGCCGACCTCGGCGGACTCGACCGCGGCGAAGGTCTTCAGAAACGAGGCTTTCGCCATCTGCTCCCATTGGTCGATGATCCACGGAGTCACGGGGAATGTCCCGGTGATCCCGTCGATGTGCGTGACGGTGATCTTCAGCTTCGGGAGCATGGTCTTACGGTGTGCTCGAGATCGCGACTGTGCCGCCGGTGAACTGGATCGAGGTCGTCGCGACGGAGCCGAGGCCTCCGTCGATGCTGGAGAAGCTCTCGAGGAAGGCGTTCGTCACGGTGTATTTCCTGTTCGTCGCCGAGACGGTCCCGGACTGAGGGACGAGGATGAGGGTCGTCGTCTGGCCGATCAGCGCCTCGAGCGTCGCGGTGACATTCGAGGCGGCCTGGTCCAGCTGGACCTCGAGATCGACGGTGACCGACTCGAGGCCGCCGGTGAACTTCCTATAGGAGTCCGCCATCGTCGTCACATCCTGAGACTCCTTCGCCTTGCTGAGAGTACATGAGATCACATGATCGGTCATGAGGACCGAGTTCACGGTGACCTGGGTCATCGGTATGTATTGCGCCATCTTGCTACTCCTCGCTCGTGGCCTTGCGTGTGGCCGGCTTGCTCACACATTCTATGTGACCGCTTTCCACTAGGGCGGCGATGTTCACGCCGGCCTCCTCGAGCTGGTCCTGGGTGACGGTCGCGCCGGCGTCGCCGAGCGCGATCGGGTGGATGATCTTGTAACTATCCATGAAGAGATACCTCGTATCGGTACGCGAAGAATGTGACACCGGCGACCTCGATCTCGATCGGGGCGGCGCGGACTACGCGGAGCGTCGCGAGCGCTCCGGAGAGGGTTCGGTCGGCTTCGATCGCGGCCTTCACGGAGGACGCGCCGGAGCTGGCGAGATAGGTGTCGAGCTTGTCCTGAGCTCCGCGTTCGTTCATTCTCGAGACGATGACGATCACATCGACCTCGCCGAGGTCCATCCCTCGGCTCTGGGCTTCGTCGAAGGTGAGAGTCAGGTTCCCGACGACCGCGGCCGGCGTCGGTATCTGGTCCGGGATGTAGTCGAAGACGCGCGGGATGACGCTCGAGATCGCGGTCTTCAGGTTCGCGCGTACTGTCCCTGGGATCACGCGAACATCTCCCGCCGGTAGGCGCGGACCATCGCGGCGATGTCGCGGCCGAGAGGGGACATCCGGATCGCGCCCATCTCAGAGAGTCCGAGGACGCCTCCGATGGAGTCCTTTCGCTTGTAGAGATCCGCGGAGAGGATGAGGGTCGCCTGGGCGATGTCGTCCGGGATCGACGGCCATCCGAAAAAGCCGGTCACACTCACGGGAGCCCGTAGGGATGTCCCGGCGGAGAAGCTCTTCCCGGAGTTCACGATGAGGATCGAGGTCCAGGGTCGGCTCTTCTGGGTCGCGGTGACCGGCTCCAGGATGTAATCGGCCGCGAGGAGTGTCGTCTGGTAGTTCCCAGCTTCCGATGGATCGGTTTTGATGACGAGACTCGTAGCCGAGCCGAGATCGTCTATGAAGACGCGGTACGGGTTCGCGGTGTAGTAGAGCCTGTTCGTCGCGACGGTGTCGAGGTAGAAGCGTCGGTTCGCGATCTTGTCGATCGACCGCGAGGCGGCCTCGACGATGTTCTCGAGAAGCGTGTCTTCGACGGAGTCGTCGATCTTGAGGTAGGTCTTCAGCTCGGCGAGCGTCGCGTAGCCGTTCGCGATCGCCATGATCTACCGCTTCTTTCTCGTGATGGTCTTCTTCGGTTCCGGATCAGCTGATCGCGGGGTGCTCGCCGGCTCGGCCGGCACATCCTCGCGCGGCGTGACACCGGTCGAGCGGCCGAGCCGGCGGAGCTCTTCTTCGACGAGCTTCGCTCGATCCTTGAGGCCGCGTCGCTTGTATCCGGCGAGCTCGAGCTCGTAGGCGGCGATGAGTGCGTCGATGTCCATGTCGTCCTCCAGGGGGCCGGGAGATGTGCTTCCCGGACCGCGCTCGTGGATTAGGCCCAGGTGCTCGTGATGAGGCCGGTCCCGTTGATCGCCGCGAAGGCGGTCGGATACTTCCCGGCGGTGTAGGCGGAGAAGCCGAAGAGGATCGTCCGGATCCCGTTGATGCCGCTCGGCTCCTCGAAGCGCACATAGAGCGGCGTCCCGCCGTTGTCCTCCCAGAGGTAGCTCTCGCGGAAGTCGCCGACGATGACCGCGGTCTGGTTAGTTCCGACTCCGAGGTTGGTCGGCATGTTCGCATCCGCGACGACCGGGATCCCGAGGATCTGGAGTCCGCCGCCCATGTAGTCCGGGCGTCCGTAGGTCGCGGCGGCGTTCATCGGGTTCCCAGCGGTCGGCGCGAAGATCGGCCGATTCGTCGTGTCCAGGGCGCGGAGCCAGCATCCGATGAGGCTCGGGTGCGCGACGATGTGCGTCGCGGCTCCGTAGAAGTTGGTCGAGATCGCGGTGACCGCATCGACGAGTTTCGGGAAGAACTCCGCCCAGGTCGGGGTCGCGTCGGTGTAGGTGACCGATCCGATCCCGGAGGTGTTCAGGATGCCGCGATGGTTCGGAGCGGTCCCGGAGCCGTTGAGGATCTGGGAGTCGAGCGTCGCGTGATAGGAGCGGATCGCGTCGCCGAGGAGCTGGTCCTCGACGCCGACGCCGCGGAGGCTCGCCTGCTTCGAGATGTCCCACATCGACTGGACGGTCCGGACATCGACGGTAAGGAGCGTGTCATCCGGGCTCGACTCGGAGACCGCGGTCCCTTCGGTCGCCGCGTAGCTCGTGATCCCGGTCGTGAGTCGGCCGAGGTTCACATTCATTCCCACGGGAGGGAGCGCGACCTTCGTCGAGATGTCAGCGGTCGGGCGTCCCGCGTAGCGCATCGGGGCGAACTGATCGACGAGGTACTGGGGGACGACCAGGCCGGCGAAGTTGCTCGAGGTCGAGTCGCGCTTCTCGATGCGGACCTCGTTCTGGTAGCGCTGGATGCGCTCCCGAGCTTCGTAGCTCCCGCCGAACTCGGCCGCGAAGGCGTCCGCGAGGAAGGAGTGCTCGCCGCGCTCGTGATAGGTCGGCTCCTCGGAGGTGACTCGCGCCGGCGCGGCCGAGCGGGTCTCGACCTTGTCACCATCGACGGAGGCGGCCAGCTTCGCGGCGTTTGCCTTCCGGACCTCGATGTCGGTGATCTGCTCGATGCGCTCGTCGAGCTTCTGGATCTCGAGCGTGAGCGCTTGGATGTTCGCGACCTCGATGTCGGTGACATCGCGGGTCTCTTCGGTGGCGCGGTTCAGGACGCTCTCGATGAGCTCCTGCTTCTGGGCGCGGGTCTGGTGAAGGTTGTCGAGGAAAGAGTTCACGGTCTGCTCCGGTTCTCGTAGGGATGGACGCGGGGTGTCGTCTCGGCCGGGAGAGGGTGTCGCGGTCCGCGAGGTGCTCTATCCCGCCGGCGAGGTGTCGGCGCTTCTTAGTGTAGTCCTAGCGTCGGATCCGCGCGAGGATCTGCTCGACGAGCGCTCGGTTCGTCATCTCGTCGGCTCGTTCGATGAGTTCGTCGATCTCCTCCTCGAGGTCGCGCGTCATGTTCGGAGTCTGGGTCGAGATCCCGAGCTTCTCGTAGGCCGCTCGGGCGTCCGGATTATCGTCGATTGCCAGGATGAGACGCCGCGATCGGAGAAGCCGGCGAGCGGTCGCGGCCTTGTGGGCGTTCGGGTCGCCGCCGGAGCTCATGTAGAGCTCCTCGTAGTCGAGGCCGATCCGCTCGAGGAGCTGGACGGTCGCGTCGCGCTGAGTGTCGAGGCGGCCGGTGATGACGATCTTCTCGGCTTCGCGGCCGTTCATGTCGGCGACGAGCTGGCGGTTCACGGTCCCGCGGCCGACGAGTGTCCCGTCGATGTCGAGGATGATCGTGTCCGGTCCTTCGCCGGCGGCGCGGAGCGCGGCGTCCTCCTCGAGGTCGTCAGCTTCGGCGATGTTCAGCGCGGCGAGCTGGGCCTTCGCCTGGGCCTCCGTCCGGTGGCATCCTTCGAGCTCTCCGTCTTCATCCTTGACGACCGCGTAGCCATCGCATCCAGGATGATCGGGCTCGATGTGCCAGGGCATCGGATCAGAGCTCGCTCACGAGGACGGTCACGACCTCTGTCCCGGTGGAGACGATGCCATAGAGAGCTCTCTTCGGTGGGATGTCGATCGGGATGACGCCGCTCGCCTTGTCGATGTAGAAGCCGGTCGAGGTCGTGACATTCGATCCGCCTAGATAGACGATCGAGTTCCCGACTACATGGAAGAGGACTCTCCGGTGGATGTCGTCGGCGGCGAGGATCTGGGTCGCGGTCGCGGCGACCGTGACCTGGGAGCCGATCATGAGCGGCGGATCCTGTCAAGCTCCAGCTGGAGCGCGTCGAGGTTCGGGGTCTTCGACTGATCGCGGACTCCGACGATCGAGGCGGCGGATCCATACGCGCCGAAGGTGACCGCGGAGACCTCGGCGAGGTGCGCCAGCTGGCGCTCGATGACTCCGTCCTGGCGGCGCTTGTCTTTCAGCGGCGAGAAGCCGATCGAGAGCTCAGAGAGAGCTCCGTCCCGGATCAGCTCGAGGACCTCGGATCCGCGGTCGGTCTGGGAGATCCTGAACTCTCCATAGAGGCCGGTCTCGTCCTCGCGGAGGAGTGTCGCTCGGCCGATCGGGAGCGCGGCGGCGTCATGGCCGACGAGAAACTTCACGCGATGAGCGGCGCGGACCACATTCGAGAAGGCTCCGCGCACGAAGACCTCCGATAGCTGGGCGTTGATCCGCTGGACTTTCCCGTAGGGGACACAGATCCCGCACACGGTCCGGCCATCGCCGGCGGCGCGGATCTCGAGATCTGTCTCGTAGGCGCGGGTCTCGATGTTCATGTCATGACCTCCTGGTCGAGGGGTGGCCGGTTCTCGAGAGCTCTCACTTCGTCGAGAGTGAGGAAGCCATTCGAGATGGCGATCTGGTGCGCCTGGTAGCGCGTGAGAGTGTCGGCGCGGAGGAGTCCGTCATAGGTGAACTTCGCGACCTGGCCGCGCGGAAGGTAATCCGAGAAGGTCGCCTCGATCCTGGTCGTGATCGGGAGAAGCGTCCAGCGGAGGTACTCGAGTCCCTGGGTCTCGAGGTTCGTGTAGGTGCGCGAAGAGTTCGGAGCTCCTACATAGTGACCGGGAAGGCCGACGATGTTCGCGGCGTCGTTCTGAGCTTGTCCGCGAGCTTCGATGAGCTGGGAGTCGCTCGCATTAGCGGTGAGTGCCTCGATGTCGGTCGAGTCATTCAGGACCGCCGGCCGGCGCGAGCGGCCTCCGTAGCTCTCCATCCATCGGAGCTTGAGGAGCTCGGCTTCTTCCTGGGTGAGGTCCGGGTTCTTACTCTTGATGACATAGCTCGGCATCGTGCCACCGTCGAAGTACCTCGCCGCGTACTCCATGACCGCGATTGCGGCTCCGATCCCTTGACGCTGGGCGGCGATGATCCCGATCCCGGCGACCTCTCCGGGGAGGGAGAAGCCTTTCACATGGAAGATCTCGCCGGCGGTATAGGTCCGGTCGTCGATGTGGAAGATCTTCTCCCCAGCCTTCTTCTCGATCGTCACGCGCTCAGGGTTCACGGGATAGATCGACTCGGGATAGCCAGAGAGTCCAGGCTCTCCGAGGATCGCGATGTAGTTCCCGTGAACGATCACGGAGGCGGCCATCGACGAGAGTGTCTCGATCCTGGTCTCGAGCGGATCCGGGCGCTCGAGGAGACGAGGGGTCGGCTCCAGTTTCTCATCGTTCCGGTAGGCGGCCAGGGGAAGGACGCCGACGGAGTCCGCGATCATCGTGACCGCTCGCCAGATCGCCGGGACGGAGAGCGCGGTCTCCGTGCTCACATCGACGCCGGCGAAGCTCTCGACGGTCGTCCTCGAGACGCGACCGTAGGCGTCCACATACGCGCCGCGCTTCTGGCGCGGTCCCTGGAGGAGACGGTTCAGCACTAGGAGCTCCTCTCGGCCGCGATCCCGAAGACGACAAGCGCGACGCCGGCGAAGCCGACGCCGAGCGGGATCGAGAACATCGAGATAGACATCGCCACAATGCTAGTCCCGGTGGCCTGGAGGATGAGGGGAAGGTGCTTCGGCTTCATTAGTAGATCGTGCTCCTCGATGTTTCGCCGGTCGGTCGGTTCGTCGCGTGATGGTAGGCGAGCGTCGCGGAGAAGAGCGGCGTCAGATCTGCCTCCGCGACGGTCCGCGACCATAGCCAACCGGACGCGATCATCTTCTTCCGGGCGCTCTTCAGCGCGAGCTCGAGCATCGGGTGAGGCCGGACCCGGATCGCGTCGTCCAGGATCGCGTCATAGAAGAGCCCACAAGCTCCGACCATGTCGCGCAAGGTGTACCGGGTGACCTGGATCCCGCCGGCCTCCAGGCGATCGACGAGGCTATTCGCCGGCGAGTAGCCATCGACGACGAGCGCTCCTCGATGCTGGCGGTACAGCTGGAGAGCTCGATCGACGACCCAGCTCACACCGTCCCGATGTTCGATCAGCTCGACGCGGCCGGTCTCGTCCGACACGGAGATCGCCGCATGAGACCGATCCATCGACACATCTATCCCGAAGGAGAGCTTCCCGGCCGGGACCGTGTCCGGGTCGAGGATCCGGTGGATCAGCTTGTCCGGGATGACGCTCTCGTCGAGGTGCGTCCATTGGCAGAGATACGCGCGGCGAAACTCTCCCTCGCTCATCGTGGCTCGGGCGTGGCGAATGACGCTCTCGTCGATCGTGTAGTTCATGGCCGGGATCGTCCGCGCCCAGACCGCCGGGTCGTCGATGTCGTCATCCTCGCCGGCGCTCCATTCGAAGTAGGCGACGCCGGCCTCCACGCCGGCCTCGACGATCGCGCGACCCTGATCTACTTTCCGGCGAAGGTAGAGGGAGCTCTGGGTTCCGGCGGTCGAGATGACGAAGAGCTGAGCCTCGCGGCGGGTCGCCATCGCCGGGAGGATCGCCTGCTCGCGCCGGTCGTCTTCGTCGCTCATCGCCTCGTCCAGGATCGCGAGGTCGATCGTCCGGCCGTGGCCGGCGGTCGGGGTCGATGGCATGACATCTATCCGGCTCCCGTTCACGAACTTCACACTCTCCATCCCGGCCCCGCGGTAGATCCGCTTCACGGAGGCGGCGAGCGGCGAGCTCTCGATGAGCGGGACCTGGTCGTCGATCAGCTTCCGACGCGCATCCCATCCGGTCTGGGCGGTGTATCCGATGACCTGAGGAGATCCCCAGAGGATCGCGCGGTGGAGCTCGAGGATGAGGGTCGTCGTCGTCTTCGCGCATTGTCTCGGCATGAGCACGATCGCCTCCCGGTACACCGGGATCCCGTCCGGCCGTACCTCGAGGATCACATCGAGGATCTCCTTCTGGTGTGGCATGAGCTCGAAGCCGAGCTTCCGGGCGATCGCTTCAGCTTCTGGTCCGCGGCTTCGGTTTCTCTTGTTTCTCTTCGTGGCGTACCTCGGCCGAGATACTGGCGAGGAGCTGGTCGAACGGGTCCCCATGTGCGGAGGCCTCCTCTCGTAGTGCTCTTTCGGCGGCGCGGTACTCGCGCCAGATCGACGGGTTATCGGGCATCGAGTCGGCCGCGGCCGCGAGGCCGAGCGCGAGCTGGATCCGCGCGGCGTCCTCCGGCCCCAGGCGGCCCAGCCGGCGGAGCTCGGCGATCGTCTTCTCGAGCTCGGAGTAGTTCGTCCGGATCTCGACGATCTCCTTCGGTTTCCTGGGGGATCTGGATGTTCCCGGCTTCTTTCCGGTCGATCTCGGCTGCTTCTCAGCGGTCATGGCCGGCCGGATCCGCGCGTTCAGTAAGTAAGACCAC